GTTCTCAAGTACACACCATCTCGTGATATCAAGGGCGAGTACGGCGTAGATGTACGCTACGGAATTATGTCCGGTATGGACCCAAGCCGTGCAATCATTGCATTGCTACAAATGCGTTCAGACAAACTCGTATCTCGTGACTATGTACGCCGTGAGATTCCAATGGACTTGAATGTAACTCAGGAGGAACAACGTGTTGATATTGAAGAGATGCGCGATTCTTTGCGTGTTGCTGTTGCACAGTATGCTCAGGCAATTCCTTCCCTCGCAGCGCAAGGTCAAGACCCTAGTGAAATTATCACCCGCATTGCATCTGTTATCCAAGGTCGGCAAAAGGGGCAATCGCTAGAAGCGGTTATTGAAAAAGCATTTACACCACCAGAACAACCACCAGTCCCAGAGATGCCACCTATGGCACCAGGAATGGAACAACAACTTCCAGCAGCAGGTGCGGCCCCCGCCCCAGCCTCAGCGCAACCTCCACAAGAACAAGGTGGTATGGCCCCTGCTGCTGGTCAACGTCCCGATATAGCCCAACTACTAGCTGGTATTACCGGCGCAGCATAATAAGAGGAGGTGTAATATGAATAAAGGATCACGTGCAGCAGCTCCGATGGCTAAGCCAAAGGAAGGCAAGATGGATCACTCAAAGCCAGCAGGCGGCAAGGTAGTACCATCAATGACTCCAGCAGGACGACGCGGCAACGCAGTTAAAAAAGGATAATAACTTTTAATGGAAGGTGTACTGGGCGATGAAGAATGACAATTACATTTCTCGTCCAGTGCGCTTTCTTGATTTTGTAGTTATCGGTGTAGGTTTTCTGCACAACATTGCTTCATCGTTTGAAACATTAACAGGTGAGCTAATGGAAATATCTATTTACCATTCAAACCATCTAACTCAAACCAATAGGGCTTGGGAAGATATGGCAAACGATTTAGAAAAGTTAGAGGAGGACAAACAGTGAGTATGATGAATCCACTGGCTGGACCAGCAGGCCCAGGTAAGTACTCCACACGTACAGATAAATTAGAAATGGGTTCAACAGCCTATGGTGAAGGCGTAGAGACACAGGCTATTAAGTCAGGTGCTCCGCTTTCCACAACTCCAGATACACGCCCTGCTCGCGCAAGCGATGTACGCGAGGCAGCAATGGCTGCACCACTTACAGGATTATTTGCAATGTCAGATGAAACACGACCAATTACTGCTGGATTAGATCGCGGTCCTGGTCCTGGTTCTGAAGCGTTAATGATGAACAAGTCAGTTGTAAAGTTATCAGATTCTTTGGCAGCAATGCTTCCATATGACACTACTGGCGAGATTGCAGTTCTATATCAGGACGCACTATCACGAGGTAACTAATGGCTGATAACTTAAAAGCAGCTTCCTATGCTGCTGGTTTGACAGCAGAGCAAAAACGCGAAATTGATATTCTTTCTAAAAAACTTACTAAGCACAAAGATCTTCTTAATCTACCATCTGATATTGCACAGAAGTCTTACAGCCAAATGCCAGCAGACCAACAAGAAGATATGGTCAAGACATTTGGACAAGAAGAGCCAGAAGTCAAAAAGCCTCGTGGCTGGTTAAGCACAGCTTTTCACTATAACCCTATAACTCTAGCATTCAAAGGTGCTATTGAAGTTGCAGATGCAGTAACTCGTTCCTATCGTGCTATCGCTATTCCATTATCACAGGGTGAACTTGGTTTTGCTTGGGATAAAGCAAACGACAAAGGCGATAAGGTTTACAACGAAGGTCGCATTGAAAAGGCTCAAAACCTTTACGGTAAAGATGCAGTAGATATCGCTATGCGTATCAAGTCTAAGGAAAGCCTTGCAGATATTGCATCATCTGCTACACCTGAGCAGACAAAGTACATAATGCTTGCTGACCCTAAGAACACAGTAATACCAGGTGTTGACAATGTTGAGCAAGAGCGAGAACTATTCAATGAGATTCTAGGAGTTGTTGATAGGGCGCATATTTCTCCAGGTCGTCAACTTGCTAATTTTATTCTTCCTGAAGCACTTGAAAAGAACGGCCTTGTGTACGGCATTACATCAGGTGTTACAGATACAGCCTTTAGATTCTTTGTAGATCCAATTGTTGTAGGCTCAAAATTACGCTCACTTTATGTAGTTGGCAAGTATTCACTTGAGGCAGTTACCGGTGGCAAGAAGGTTGCAGAAACTTTTGCTAATCCAAACGTAGTATCGTTTTGGAACAAATACGGTGAAACATTAGACCGTTACACCAAGGCACAATCTCGTTCACCTAAAGAGGCAGCAGCTATCAAGCGTGAACTTGAGATTATTGCACCAGAGTATGGCCCAGAAGTTATTCGTTCTTTTCAAAAGTTTGGTGAAGGCGGCATTACTAATGCTGCCTCAGCACGTGCTTTCTTTGAGAATACAGAAGAAGCAATTAAAGTATTAGCAGGCTCAGTAGGACGCAAGAGAGTCATTATTCCACGCCTTGATTCAGCGCGTCAGTTACGCATTAGTGCTATGACTACAGCAGATCGTGTATTTAACGTAGATAGAATTGCCCCATCTTTTATCAATAGTATGTTTGGGGATCTACCAACAACAGATGGTGTGTCCAAAGCACTCATTGATGGTCAAGAGCAGATTGTCAACCTTGTAAAAGGAACTGGCGGTAAAGGAACACTGCGTCTATCTAGTGAATCAGTCGGTCTTCGCCTAGATAGATTTAAGGCAAAATTTAACATTGCTCCTATGTTCAAGAATGACAGATTTGATGTAACTGCAAAAGATGCACCATTGCAAATGTATCGCTTAGCACGAGTTGTATTTACTAAGCAAGATGCCAAGATGATTGCAGAAACATTTGAGGCTATTACCGATATTGGTAAGCGCAAAGAAATGTTTGCCGGACTATGGGGAAACATCGCTGAGATTCGTGGATTGAATCTTACAGAAGCAGGACAGAAAATTAACCTCATTGCAACAGGAAAAGCTGGTAAAAGATTTGGTCTTGAAGATTCTAAGAACTCAAACATTGGTGCAATTGCCTCTGACTTTGATACAAGTATGGCAGCACCTAGTCTGGTAGATATTGACCGTGCATCAGTACGTTCTGGTTTTATTAACCGAGTTTTAGGTATTGCTAACAATAAATGGGTAGATAATATGACCGGATACTGGTCATTCTTGACTCTTGCCGGTCCACGTTATGCACTTCGTAACGCAACGGAAGATCTTATGGTCCACCTTGCTATTGGAGGTTCACCTTGGGGACTAGCAAAGGGCCGTTATCTTTCAACACGAGTCAATACAGCATTTGAAGCAGCACGAAAGTCTGGTAGCTTTACAGAAAGCCCACTAGGTACTCTAATGCGTTACATTAACAAGAAAGAATCAGCTAAGTACGAGTCACAAATTGCTAAAATTGATACAGATATCCTAGAAGCACGCAAGTTAATGGTTGTAAAAACCAAAGAACTTGATAATGCAGCAGATGAAGTTGACAGAATCCGCATCAAGGATGAAATGGATGTATTAAGAGCCACATCTTCTCGCAATATCGTAGAAGAAACACGCCTCATTATGGCAACTGCCTTTACATCTGGTCGTGTTAACCGATATCGTGAAGCATTAGGTATGAGGCCTATGTTCGAAGATGAGGCAGAGCTGCTTGCAGAGCACTTAGTCTATGGAAACCTTGATAACGCAGTCTCATTAGTTAATGAAAGTTCAATTAACTTTGCAACATCAGGTGCTGACTACATTACAAGTGCCACAATATCTGCTAGAGCAAATGGTGTTCGTAACGAAAAACTTATTATTGAAGATCCTAAAGCAAAGAAGTATGAAACTTCAAACAAAGGCTTTGCCAAAATTCCTATTGGCCCTGAGAATGAAAAATCAATGCTTAGTTGGCTTCAACGTATTAGTTACTACGCTAATGACGAAGTAGGTGCTATTGCTGTAGCAAACCTTGACAATAAAGGTGTTGCTATTACAAAGTTGCTAGAGTATATGGACAACAACCCAGAGTTTCGTGCATTAG